GCCATAGTAATATTGCCCAGTTGCTTTACAGTAGATTAGATACGTAAATGGTATTCTGTCTTTCATATAATTATTTAGGAGATTAAAATTTTCATTTTTGATGTAGAAACCCTTGGTGTTGAATCCAAATCAGTAATCTTATCTGCTGCGTTAATTCATTTTGATCCAGAGAAGAAACCAACATATCAAGATTTACTTGACGATGCTTGTTTTGTAAAACTGAATGCCAAGGATCAAATTTCAAGATTAAAACGCACCATTGATAAAGGTACTATTGATTGGTGGTCAAATCAACACGAATATGTTCGTGGTATTTCTTTTGATCCAAAACCAACTGATCTATATGCAGAAGATGCTATAAAAGAATTGCAAGCATACATGGCTAAGTTTGTAAATGCAAATGGTCAGACTATGTGGGCAAGAGGTTCTCTTGATCAAATGGCAATTGATTCCCTTGCTAAAAAACTTGACATGCCAGCAATTACAGGATACGCACAATGGAGAGATGTAAGAACAGCAGTCGATATTCTTTACGGAACTACCAATGGGTATGTAGAAATAGAACATCCTCTATTTAATAGAGCATCCGTAATTAAACACCATCCTGTTCATGACTGTGCTCTTGACGCTATGATGTTGTGTTATGGGAAGGGCACTTAGTGCCATGTCTCTTTGTCAGTGTCGCTAGTGGAGCAACTGTTCCGCAGTATTGACATGTTGCTCGTTTCTGTGGAACACCTTTAACTTTAGCAGATTGTTTTGCTCTAGTTTCAGCTGATGGAGATACCCCATAAGATGGATTTTTATCACCAGAAAACTTATCAGATAATTTTTTCTTAGTTATATCAGATAATGTGACGCCATATCTTGGATTCTTTTCTCCAAGTTTAGCCTCAGACATTTGTTTTATAGTTTCCTCTGTATGTTTAATTCCATACATTGGGTGTAAATGTTTTACACTATATCTCTCGAAAGGTGGTAATTTTGATTCATCAAATTCGAAATTCTTTAAAGATTCGAATACATCTTCTTTATAAATATCCATGCTGACACTCCCTTTAGTGTTAGAGTCCTGGATGTTGCAAGCATCGCGAGGGCACTTTTTATTTGACTTATACCCAGAAATAGGGTATAATTATATTTATTACTTTGGAAAATTCTAATGTCAGAATTTTATACTTCAGTACACCCAATCGGTGATAAGATATTCATCCGAGGTGTAGAAAATGGTAAACGCTACCAACGTAAACTAGACTTCAGCCCAACTCTTTATGTCACTTCAAAGAAACCCTCCAAGTGGAAAACACTGGAGGGAACATTCGTTGATGAAGTTAATCCTGGAACGATCAAAGATACTCGTGAGTTTATCAAACGATATGATGGTGTTCAGGGGTTTGAAGTTTATGGCAATTCAAACTACGCTTATCAGTACATAAGCGACAATTATCAGCACGATATCAATTGGGATATGGAACAGATTAAAGTGTTCACAATTGATATTGAGACTGCCACTGAAAATGGATTTCCTGATATTCGTGCAGCAAATGAGGAAGTCCTTCTTATCACAGTTAAAGATCTTCAATCAAAAAGAATTATTACATTCGGTAGTAAGCCTTATGTCAATCCACGTGACGATGTTATCTATGTGAATTGTAAGAATGAACAAAACCTTCTTACACAATTCCTGGAGTTTTGGGTTAAGAGTTATCCAGATGTAATCACTGGTTGGAATACTGACTTCTTTGACGTACCATATCTTGTTCGTAGAATTGAACGAGAACTTGGTGATGGTGCATCCAATAAGATGAGTCCATGGGGTTATGTTAATGAGCGCAAAACATTCATCAAAGGTAATGAAGAGATTCATTACGATATTGTTGGTATTGCTCAGCTAGACTATCTTGAACTCTATAAGAAATATACATATTCTAAACAAGAGTCATATCGTCTTGATTATATTGCAGGTGAAGAACTCGGTGATGCAAAGAAAGAAAACCCTGGAGATTCTTTCAAAGATTTCTATACCAATTATTGGCAACAGTTCGTTGACTATAATATTCATGACGTAGAGTTGGTTGACAAACTAGAAGATAAGATGCGTTTGATCGAACTGCATCTGACCATGGCTTATAATGCGAAGATTAATTTTGAAGATGTTTATTCTCAGGTTCGTATGTGGGATACAATCATCTACAATCATCTCCGTAAAAAAGGTATTGTTATTCCAGCCAAGAGTCACTCTGGTAAAGATGCTCAGTTTGAAGGTGCATATGTTAAAGATCCGATCATTGGTCTTCATAAATGGATGGCTTCATTTGACTTGAACTCATTGTATCCGCATTTGATTATGCAATACAATATCAGCCCTGAGACTTTGACATCTGAAAAGATTTCTGTGACTGTTGATAAACTTCTAAATCAAGAGATTGATACAAGTTATGTTAAACAACGAAATCTTGCTTTGACTGCTAATGGTTGGACTTATACTAAAGAGTTCAAGGGGTTCATGCCTGAACTTATGGAAGAGATGTATAAGAATCGTTCAAAGTTTAAGAAGCAGATGTTGAAGGTTCAACAAGAGTATGAGAAAGATAAATCTCAGAAACATCTTCTAAAGGATATCTCTCGTTTGAATAACCTGCAGATGGCTATGAAGATTGCGTTGAACTCAGCTTATGGTGCCATGGGTAATCAGTATTTCCGTTACTTTGACATTCGTATGGCTGAAGGAATTACTACTTCTGGTCAGTTGTCCATTCGTTGGATGGCAAATAAACTTAATGCTTTCATGAACAAAACATTGAAGACTGAAGGTAAAGATTATGTTGTTGCCATTGACACTGACTCAATTTACCTTACTCTTGAAACATTAGTTGAGAAAACCTGCGAAGGTAAAACTGATGATCAAAAGATTAAATTTATGGATAAGATTTGTGAAGATGTTTTCCAACCATTTATTGATTCAGGTTACCAAGAACTCGCTGATTATATGAATGCGTATAGTCAAAAGATGCAGATGAAGCGAGAGGTTCTTGCTGATAAAGGTATCTGGACTGCGAAGAAAAGATATATTCTTAATGTACATAACTCAGAAGGTGTTCAATATGCAAAACCTAAAATCAAAGTTATAGGTCTTGAGATGGTTAAGTCTTCAACTCCAGCTGTTATACGTGAGAAGTTGCGTGAGAGTATTGGGGTAATTCTCAAGGGCGATCAAAAGATCCTACATAATTATGTTATGGAATTTAGAAAAGAGTTTGATAAACTTCCTGTTAAAGAAATAGCATTTCCACGTGGTGTCAATGGAATGAAGCAATATGCTGGTTCTCCAATCTATTCTAAGGGAACTCCGATCCACGTTCGTGGTGCATTATTGTTTAATCATTATACTAAGAAACTCGGACTTGATAAAAAGTATCAACCAATCAAGGATGGAGATAAGATAAAGTTTGTCTATGTTCGCAAACCAAATCCGTTCCAAGAAGATGTTATTGCTTTTGCTCAGGAGTTACCTAAAGAGTTTGACATGGAAACCTACATAGATTACGATAAACAATTTGAAAAGGTTTTCATTGATGCTCTTCAGATTGTTATTCAACCATTGGGTTGGTCAACAACAGAACACAGTTCATTAGAGGATTTCTTTGAATAATATTCGTATAATTAAAACTGGGATTAATGTTTCAAAGATATTGAAACAACTTGAAGAGTATAAGTCTGATTGGGGAGCGCAAAAGAAAATCGAAGGAATACATAATGTTCATGATGACCATGGATTTCCTGATGTTAATGCTGGTGTTCTTCAACTTATTATGGGTGGAGTTACAAACGAAAAAGAATATGTTGGTCATACAGAATTATGTAAACCAACAGATGCATATTACCACCATACACACATAGTTTCGTTTTTAAAACGTAACTTTCATACACATAGACGTTGTGGGTTTCTCTCTCTTCCAGTTGGTGGAGAAGTTGGAACTCACATAGACATAGGTTCTTATTACCAAACAAAGGACAGGTATCATCTATCAATTCAAGGAAGATACATATATACAGTCGGAGATGAATCCGTAACTGTTGAACCTGGAACTTTGCTTTGGTTCAATAACAAACTACCCCATGGAACAAAAAATATTGGGGATTGCGTAAGGGTTACATTTGTTTTTGATGTTCCACACCACAAGAGTAATCCATAGTTGCTTTGCAACTTATTTTATAGTATAATATACTAAAGGAGATTGATATGAAAATTTTAAGATTTCACGCTGAATGGTGCGCACCTTGTGCTGCATTCGTACAAGTTTTGCGTCAAGCAAAAGAAAAGATGGGTGGCGAGTTTCCAATGCCAATGGACTCAGTAAACATCGAAGAAAATATTATGGAAAGTATTGCATTTGATATTAAGAATATCCCAACATTGGTTATGATTGATGATAAACGTAATGAGATCAAACGATCAGTTGGCGTTATGTCTGTTGATCAAACTATTGCTTGGATGAATGATACAACTCCAGCTTCTAAGTCTGATGTTAAAGAAGTTAAAAAACCAGCAGCAAAGAAAACTATTACAAAGAAACCTGCAGCTAAAAAAGCACCTGCTAAGAAAGTTGTAACCAAGAAAACTCCAGCAAAGAAAACTGTTGCTAAACCAAAGGCAAAATAATGAGCATCCTAGACAAAATCAAAAAGAATTCGACAATTAAAGACTCAGCGATTCTTTCAGAATCAAAATTCTTTAAGAAGAAGGATATGATTCCTACTTCAGTTCCGATCATTAATGTGGCTTTGTCTGGTCGTCTTGATGGTGGTTTGACTCCAGGTATCACTATGTGGGCTGGTCCATCAAAACACTTCAAGACTGCTTTTAGTTTGTTAATGGCAAAATCCTATTTGGACAAATATGAAGACGCTGCTTTACTTTTTTATGATTCTGAGTTTGGTACTCCTCAGTCTTATTTCGATACTTTCGGGATCGATCCTTCAAGAGTTGTTCATACTCCACTTACCGATGTAGAACAATTAAAGTTTGACATTATGCAACAACTACAAAACGTAGAGCGTGGCGATCATTTGATTATCGTTATTGATTCAATTGGTAACTTGGCTTCAAAGAAAGAAGTTGATGATGCACTTGAAGGTAAATCTACTGCAGATATGACTCGTGCTAAACAAATGAAGTCTTTGTTCCGTATGGTAACACCACACTTAAATTTAAAAGACATTCCTTTGGTTGTTGTTAACCATACATATATGGAGATCGGTTTATTTCCGAAAGCCATCGTTGGTGGTGGATGTGTTGTTGAAGGGACACAGATTCAATTAGCTGACAACTCGCTAAAGTCGATTGAAGATTTCGTAGTAGGCGATCTAGTTAAAACCTTAAACGGTACTAAAGAAGTTACCGCTACGTGGAATCCTGAGACATTAGACGAAGGCGAACCAGAATGTTTTGAAGTTGAATTTGAAGATGGATATAAAGTTATTTGTTCTAATACACATAAATTCTTAATTAATGGTGAATGGGTAGAAGCAAAGGATTTGTCTATTGGTATGGAGTCAGCTGAATACTAGAGTTCAGGATTGTATAAATAGTTCATAGGAGAAAAATGTGAACTATTTAAAATTGTACAATACTTTAATCGAAGACGCAAGAACTAATCCAAAACCTGATATCTATAAAGAATCACACCACATAATACCCAAGTGTCTTGGTGGCGATAATTCAAAAGATAATCTGATTAATTTGACAGCAAGACAGCATTATATTGCTCATTGGATTTTATATAAAATACACAAAACACCTGCATTAGTTCATGCGTGGAATTGTATGAGTATAATAGGTAAGGAACAGGATTCTAGAAAACAAAACTCTCATTTATTTGAATATTGCAAAAAATCTAGAAGTGCTGAATTATCAAAACAAATGACTGGCTCTGGCAATAACTTTTATGGAAAAACTCATTCATTAGAAACTAGACAAAAATTATCAAACGCAGCTAAAGGTAAGAAATTATCTGCGGAGAGGATTAAGTGGTTTACTGATAATGTAGCTAAAGCTCCCAGAACAAAAGAACACTGCTCTAAAATTGGTAGATCTGGAAGAAAAATGTTACAAAATGTAAATACGTTAGAAATAATTAGAGTCGAATATTCTGATATTAGGTGTCAATCATCAGAATGGGTTAATCCGAGAAAATTAAAACCAGAGCAACAATATAAATGCAATTATTGCGATATGGTTACCACTGCTAGTAATTTAAGCAGATGGCATAATGAAAAATGTAAAAGGAAAATATGAAAATTAAAAACATAACACCAGTAGGAAAACACCACGTGTTTGATATTTCAGTTGCTGACGCTGAACACTATGTATTGGAAAACGGCGTAGTTACACATAACACTGGTGCAATGTACTCAGCTGATAACGTATACATTCTTGGTCGTCAACAAGAGAAAGATGGTACTGAAATTGTTGGATATAACTTTATCATTAACGTAGAAAAATCTCGTTACGTAAAAGAAAAATCTAAGATTCCAGTCAGCGTATCTTTTGAAGGTGGACTGTCTAAGTGGTCTGGTTTACTTGATGTTGCTCTTGAATCAGGTCACGTTATTAAACCAAGCAATGGTTGGTATCAGAAAGTTGACAAAGAAACTGGTGCCATTGATGACAAGAAATATCGTATCAAAGATACAGATACAAAAGATTTCTGGATGTCAATTCTTACAAGCAAATCTTTCTACGACTTTGTGAAGCAAAAATATTCAATTGGTCAGGGCGAACAAATGATGCGCGACGAAGTTGACGAAGCACTTGAGGCATTAGAATTCGATGAGTGAACATGTAGCAAAACCACCTTTCGTTGCTGTTGAAAATGGCAAGACTGGCGTTGTTGCTTTAAAATTGACAGAAGGTCCATATGAGGGTATAATATTCTCATATGGCAAAGTTGATTTTGAAGAACAAGGCGAAAAATGCAAACTACACTTCGAGTATGAAGTCCACAAAA